TTTTGATCTAAGCGCCCGTTACGGATCGGTGGAGGTCTAGCTCCTGACTGGCAAACGATTCATGCAAGACACCTGTACGGCCTCAACCGCTGGGAATCGAACCCTACTTGAACTTCACGATATCAGCCACCGATTCGGTCCCTTGCTCTAGACAGCGCAGAACTTTGTCAGCAACCAATAGCCACACTTAGATCAAAACAAACTACAGAAAAACTGGCGGATGAGGTGAGACTCGAACTCACACGTCCCTTTCAGGACCTTCGCTTTTCAAGAGCGCTGCCGCTAGGCCGACTCGGCTAACTCATCCAAATTTTGGTGGACCTGGGGGGAATCGAACCCCACTGACACAGCACTTGCAAGGCGCTGCCGTAACCCCAATACTACAAGCCCAAATTCTGTCGGGTCTGGCTGGATTCGAACCAGCGTCCTGTATGAAACAGTGAGAATTCGCCACTAAGTCTACAGACCCTAAAACTGTTGGTGTACGCGGTGGGATTCGAACCCACTCAGACTTACTTTTATGCCGCGGATTTACAATCCACTTATCTCTCCTAGGACAGCACGTACATTACCATATCAAAGCACACTTGGCGCAACCACGATCCCTTGGGCAGGATACGCTGCAGACGTTGGTTGATCTTGCCACAACCGAGTGTGCTTTGATATGGTGGTGTTTGGCTGGATTCAAACCAGCGTGTTTGCTCGCTTTTCGCGACCCAAGGGTGACGCTACTCATTGACTTGGAACCCACTTAATCGCAGGCGGCTTCGTCTCTTGCCCACAAACACCTTACCATATCAAAACGCTCGACCGGCGGCCGCATGAAGACTTACGCTACCATGGAGCGCTTTGATATGGTCGGAACTGTAGGGATTGAACCTACGACCAACGCCTTGTAAGGGCGCCGCTCTACCGCTGAGCTAAGTTCCGAGAATGGACTGTTGTGATGGACTCCACGTGTTCTTGTGAGGGCACATGGGAATTTAAGCAAGGCTACCGAGACCCTTGCTCCACTGCCAACAGTCCTCTTACGTCTATCGAGCTACGAGACCTTCTACTAGTCCAACACCCCGGAGCCCGCGATGAAGTGAACCAATCTCGATTGTCGCCAGATAGCGTAAGCTGTTGGCATCTCAAATTGTTAAAGAACCAATCAAACCGTTGTTTGACTGAAGAAGCTATTTTACAACAACTTCGTTTGCTTGTACACAAATTTTGCAATCAGTGTTCAAACTGCAGAATTTTCCCGTCTCAGAGAGTCCATCTGCGGACGCAGTCTTTGTTTGGAAGACCTAACTCGTTATCAGTTTTTCAACCGATGAAGCTATTCTATCATCGGCTGCGTGCTTGTACACACAAATTTTGTAACCTTGAAAACAACAAAGGGACCGTCTTTTCAGAGGGTCCCTTCGTCTAGAGCTTAGCACTCGTTAGATTCGGGAACCCTTTGTTACATAGACCGCAGCAGGGGACAGCGAGCTGCAACCTGATCCAGGAAGCAGTGCGACCAAAGCGGCGAGTGATGTAAGGTTTGCGTTCATGAGATTATATATGCGTTTCGCCCGAAAAGCGCGGACGTTTGTGCAGGTTGACTTGTCACTTGACCCTGTTCTGAAGATCGTGCACGCCACGTTGAATGAGGTTGACGTGATCCTTGTGGGCAGCATGCTCCTTCCTCAGAGCTGCAATTGCCGCCTCTTGCTTCTTGATCCGCGTCTCCTGCTCCTTCGTCACCTTCAGCAGGAGAATGACCTGCTTCTCAAGGGCAGCGACTCGTTCCATCGGGTTCGGCGTGGCTGTCATTCGAGAGGGATGATCTTCTGAGAAGAGATTTCGTAGCTGCCGTGGCCGTGTAGGATGCCCTTGTGGAAGCCACCTGGGCGAGTCTCTACAACTTCAGCATGGTCGCCGCTGACGCGAACAAGCACGCCTTGGAAGTGTTGGTGTTCGATCCATGTCTTCCAAGCTGCTTGAAAGATCTTGTCGTGGGCAGGGTTGTCGAGGTCGTGGTCCTCACCAAACGTGCGTTCGAAGTTGTGGTCCCACTTCTCGTTGAATTCGTTCTCGTTCAGCCACGCGTCGAGACCAACGTAGAGGTCGCCGTTCTTGACAGAGTAACCAGCCCAGACCGGCTCTGCGTCGTCAACCTCGGCTTCAATCGTGTACGAGGTGGCGTCGTCCATGTCGGCGTGTGAGCCGTCCATGTCAACGTCGACTTCCACGGTTTGCCCCTTCACTGCTTCCTTCGCGGCCGCGTAGGCGTCTTCGATCGCTTCACCGTTGTGGGAGCCATCATAGATCGCCTTGCCGTTGTACATGAGGCGGCTCTTGGCAAGAAGAACGTGGATCGCCTTCTTGTAGGTGTTGGGGAAGTTCTTGACCACGTCCTTGATGTCAGGGTGGTGCTGCTCAGCGGCATCAGCGAGGGCGGACAGCTTGCCGTCCTCTTCGTTGATGCAGATGTCTTCGAGTTTCATGTGGTGGTCCTGGATAGAAGAAAGGCCGATCACCTATTTACAGTGATCGGCCTTCGATTAGGATACCTGGTCGACGATTGCTTGAGGAACCTGTCTCAGCAACCAGCAGTCGTTTTGGGATGGAGGGTACTCCTCCAGTCGTTCAAGAATGTCATCGACGACTTGGTGCGCAGCGAGGAAGACCTCCAACTTCGTGGCGTCAGCTGGAATCTCGGCTCGCTCCAGCGCCTCTGCGAGGATGTCACCCAACGTGGGGTCGAGCTTGCCGAAGATTTCGACGAATGTCACGTCAGCCCTGCAGAAGTTGCGACGGCATGCCAGACACGATCTGAATGCCAGACGTGTTCTGGATGTAGGCTGCTTCGACGTCACCTGGCACGTCGTAGCGCGCCACGATCGCGTGCGAGTTCACGGTGATGTTGCCCTCGGCGATGATTGTCCACGGGAAGAAGTTGACAGCAAGGCCGTCCTTCCCCGGCGCCACCATCAGGAGGAGCGGGTTCTTCAGCTCCACGCCACCAACCACGTCGTTAACAACTTCAGCGACGAGCTCCTGGCCTGTGACCAGCTTGATTCCTTGGACTAGCATCAGAAGGTGTACCCGACTGCGACACCAACGCCGTTGAAGCTGGTGCCATCCTGGTGGGAACGACCGTAGCCGACACGCACGTCGAAGTGCTTGTTGACCGCGTAGTCAAGGCCGACTTGAATCTTGTTGGCAGACGGGTAGTAGTCGCCGAGGCCGTTGCGGTGACGAGCACCGATGAAGGCGTCGATGTGGTCGGTCAGGCGGATCGAGGCTTGTGCTTCGACGCTGTAGTACTTCGAGTGACCGGTGAAACCGCCACCGTTCGAGTCAACGAAGTTCAGACGACCAGCCGCGATGCGAGCGGTCACGCCAACACTTTGGAAGCTGATGCCATTGCCGTAGCCGACTTCAAAGCCGTTGGCGTTCGGAACGCGAGCCGAGTCATTGAAGCGCAGCGCGAGCAGGCCTGCATCGACAGCACCAATCCGGGTGGACTCGGTGACAGATGCCTTGGTCTCGGACATCGTCTTGATGCCGAGGCTGCTCGTACCTGTTGCACGATCGAGGTCAGTCGAGATGCCGACAGTTGCGGCGGCGCTGGCCAGCCCAGTCGTCAGCGCAAGAGCGAGGGAGAGGAAAAGCTTCTTCATTGTTGTGAGGGTTCTTCTGTTAGTCGTAGAAGTACCAGTCGAGGGCATCGGTGACGTTCAGCTCCTTGCCCGAGATGGCTTCCTTGACAGTCAATATCATGCCGAGGGAAGTCGGTGTAAACGTGTAGCTCACGCCGCCTCCAACTGCTCCGTAGTAGGCTTGGCCTGCGCCAAGGTCCTGCTGTTCTTTGCTCTGCTTGGCCACGACTTCTGCCTGGACTTCAGCCAGCCAGTCGTCGATTACTCCTTGCTCAGCCTTATTTATCCCGAACGAGTTGACCCTCTTCTCAAAGTCAAGTCCGTACTTTGCAAGAAGTTCCGCGCGCTTTGCGTCGAACCTTGCCTGGAGGTTTTGCATGAAGTTGCCGAGGCTTCGGGCACGAACAGATTCCCTGAGCTCTTCGTCGCTTTTCTCGCTCATAGTTCCTCCGGTTTCTGGTAGAATGACTTGACAGTGGTCACGTGAAAGCTGCGCCAGCCCTTGCGGTCAAGCGAGTAAACGTGAATCAGGGTCGGGGATTCCGGTCGAGGGGTCGAACCGGTCTTCAACGGTGGCGTCAGCTTCTGATCGAGGGTGCACTCCATGACGGCTGCACTCCCGTCTGCCTTCGTGAACTCGACAATCCAGGTGCCGTGCTCGAGCTTGTCCTTGTAGTACTTCTTGGATTGCTCGTCGACGTTCTCACCGATCCCAGCCCAGTGGTCCAGGAGAACTTGACTTAGTGATCGGTCTTGAGTCGGGGTCATACACGTGCTCCATCTGGTCAATGTTCAGGATGTGGCCGCTGATCTTCATCTCAGGCCAGTTGAAGCTTTCATTATACACCACGTCGTCAAGAAGAGTGACATCAATTCCAGGATCGATGTTGCCCTTCAGACCACGCGCGTGCATGCATTCTCGAAACGCGATCTGCTTACCAAGAAACTGGAGCAGCTCGGTTCGTGAGAGCTCACGACGGAAGATGGGGATCA